AGGCCAGCGGCTGTGTCGCCCCAGAAAGCGATGTCGCGCTCAAGCTGCATGATCGCGCGGCGGGCGGCATTGGCCTTGGATGTCGTCAGAGGCTTGCCTGTCTTGGCTGCGCTGCGGATCTCCATGACCGAATACTGATAGGCCGCGCCCAGCGATTTGACTTGCGCAGTGAACTGCTTGCCCGAGATCTCGACATTGCGGAAATCGGTTGCGTAGTCGCTTACGATCGCCGCCATGCCCACCTGATCATACTGGTTGTATGTGATGGTCTGGGCTGCGGGATCACCCTCGAAGCTGACAGGAATAACTTCCCGTTGGCGAAGAGTGGGATACCGCACATCATAAGAGCGCGACTTGATCGTCTCCAATTCGCGGGCAAAGAAGATGCTTTCATTCGAGTCGAGGCGGGGAAAGCGCGGGCCTTTCTGGTTGCGACGCTTCATTATGTCTTTCTCCTAAGATTTAAAAGAGTGTTCAGGAACTACGGATTACATCGTCAAGGGTCTGAATGAATGGCGAGAGGCTTTAGACGCGCTCGCGGAACTCGACAAGGGCCAGCTTGAGATCAGAATCGACCTCACGCACAACGACCTTGGTGGAGATGTTGATGTTGCCAGAAGCGGAGCTTGTGAGCTTGCCTGCGTTGCCTGTGCCCACAACCACATACACAGAACCGTTTACCGATGGGAGGTTTGTATCGGTGCACTGACACCAGACAGCGCCCCAGTTGCAGACATTGAGAGCTTCATCATCGGCATAGCCGGGAGCAGATGAACCAGTCCGCGATTCAAGGGCCTGGGTCAGAGCTGCGAAGCCTGCGAAAACCTGGGTGTCAGCAGAGGGGACCTTGCCCTGGCGGGTTGCTGTTCCCTCGACAACACCATGACCAAAGGGAACTGCACCCTCAGCCAGCATGGTTCGGATGTCCTCAGACTTGAAAGCATGGGCCAGTTGACCTGCACGAGCGCGAGGCATGTTCATCGAAACAGAAGTTTGCATGAATTCATCTCCTTTAAAATGAAGGGGTCGATGGATGATTAGCGGGCCTTGCGGGTTGCGCCGATTGGTTTCTGCCAAGCGTTGGCTTGCTTCTCCATCGCATCGGCGCGGATCTCTTCATGAGTCTTTTGGCGACCGCGCTGATCATTGCGAACGCCGGTCTTGACCCCAGAGCGAATGCGATCATAAGCGCCAGAGCGGCCATTGCCGCCCTGGCCATGATCTTCCTCGCTGTCCTCGTCTTCGCTATCAAGGTGAACTTCTCCATCCTCGATCTCGTCGTCGGCTGTTTCAATCATGTGATCGAGTCGGCTTTGCAGATACACATCCGACTTTCCTTCTGCCTTGAACTCAGGGGAATCGAGCTTGATCAGCTCGACGATGATATCCCGATCGCTCATGGCCGACAGATCCTTGTCGTCAAGGCGGGGAGCTGCGAAACGCTCAAGAGCCACGCGGGCCTTGATGGCTTCCTTGAACTCGGCAGAGTCTGTGCGGACGCCTGCTGTTTCCTTCGCCTTCTTAAGATCAGCTTCCAGGGAATCGGCGCGAGCCTGGACTTTGGCCTTGTCGTCATCGGCCAGCTTCAGCTTGTCGTTCAATCCCTGGATCGTTTGATGGTCCTTGTTGAATTTTCCAGTCACGGCAGCATGAACATCTGCATTGACCTTGTACTCGACACCATCAATTACAATCGTCTTTTCCATTAAAGAGTCTCCTCTAGGGTTTTCTTCGGGACTCAGGATTGAGTCCAAGCGTAAGACCTGTTCTTGAGAGTCCAGGTGGATGCGGACCTGGGAGCCGCCTCGTGCGTTTTTGCAGATGGCAACATGATTGTATCGAATATTCCGCTGGACAGCATCATACCGCTGACCCTGATACACACCGGGTTTCATGTCGAGATCACAGACATAGCCGCACGACACTTCCCGCTTGTCGCCTGTCTCAACATCCTGAATGCTAGGGGCGTGGGTGATAGTCATGGTGGTGGCCAGAAGATCATCGACGCGCTCGACTTTCTCAGAAGTGAAGCCTACCATGTGGTCTGTGGTGTTCTCGGATGTGAGAAGACCATCATTGACTGTCGGGTGTCCATTGGTCGCCGGTACCCCCTTCAATGTCTCCATGGACGCGGGGTTGAAGACTTCTTCAGGCGGGCGGAACTCTCGCCACTCCGAGCCATCATCGCGCCGGTAAACAAAGATCCCCGATCTTGTCGCCGTGATCGGAACCCGCAAATAGCCATTGGCAAGACGTTGAGGCTTGCCGAAGGACATGCGATCCATCCTGATCTGCTGCTTCATTTTTTTATGACTCCGAAATTTAATTGAGACTCTAACCTCAAACCGGCCTACTCGTCATCATCATCTGTGTCATCGAGATATGGGATTGCCACGCATCGACAATTGTAGTCCATGCCGGGATGACCGAAAGGGGGTGGATCATCCCAGCTCATGATCTCGCCGTTAAGGGCAGCATGAGATGGACGAACCCGCTCATCCTCAGAGGTTTGCCAAATGTACTTTCTGATCCCGACCCGCTCCTGTCTCATGCGGGCGACCTGTCCATTAAGGGTTGCGACCTGATCGCGGGCGACAAACTTGGCCCGCGCCTCCAGCGACATCCCCCGGACCATCTGGCTTTCGCGCTCATCGGCAGCTCTGAATGTATCCAGTATGGCTGATCTCAGACCGGAAGGAGAGAGTCCTTGACGATACCCGTTAAGAACTATGTTGCTGATCTGATCCGTCTCGGCCTCGGCAAGGCGCGTAATCTTGCGGGCGTTGTCTTTGGTCCAGGCATCAATCGCCTTGATGATCTGATCATCGCCAAGGAGAAGATCGACCCCCAAAGACTTGCGGGTCGCCTGCTCGTTGTCTTTGTTGATGGCCTGGCCCACATCAAAGATCTGGGGACGGCGATCGCCAAGGGCTTTGGAAAACCGCACGAGGATTCTCTGCAAAGCCGCCTCCAGCAGATCGAAGGCATCCATCACATCAAGACGGATCGGGCGGCCCACGGAATCAACCCGCCGCGTCGCCCCCATGTCGGATCGGAACAGAGCCTCGATCGTCGGCAGTATCTCGACGATCTCTTTTTGCAGATCCTCCTTGAGCCCAACCACAAGGCCCTGGACGATGGCCTCGTATCGCCTTTCAAGATTCCGGGGGTAAGGGATGGGCTCAGGCTTCCCGCGGCTTCTGGGGATGAAGTCTGTAATTCTGGGAGCCCTTGCCATTACTCAGCGCCTCCGCTCTGACCCTGCCCCTGGTCGATGGTGAAGCTTCTGCCGACCTCGCCCATGATGCTTTCCACCTGTTCTGTCGATAGGCCAAAGCTCGCCTCGATGATCCTGATCCCTGTCTCTCTGGGCAGGCGATTGCTGGCGACCTCCTGGATGACTGTGATCAATGATGTGACCTGGGCTCCATTCAGGCTTGTGTCCTTCATGATCTCGGCTGATCTCTCATCATCGGTTTGATCGACTTCCTCGATGACCGGCGGGTTTGATTGCCCTCCCCCTGTACCCGTTGTCTGTTCTGGATTTTCTTCCTCGAGCAAAGGCGGCAAGCCTGCCTCCACTTCCTCTCTCGTCGGCGTTTCCTCCATGGTTGGCCGATCGAAATCAAGCTTCGTCTCATGGCTGTACTCTCCAGAGCCAAAGCGGGAGCGGGCGATCTCTTCGGGGGTGATCGTCTGGTTCTTGATATAGATGTCGTCGATGCGGGCCTGCTTTTCCTTGCGATCGAGGACCTCGCCTTCCGGCTCCTGCCAGAGAGGGCAAAACTCGATGTCCCAATCCGGGGGCTCGATCCCTCGGGTGGGGCCCGACTTGTTCAGGAAGCAGAGCTTGATGAATTGGCGAAGCGCAGGCTTAAGAACAACCTCCTGCTCCTTGCTCACAAAGTCATAGTAATCGTGTCGCTCAGACTTTCCTGTCTCGCCCATGCCGCCGCCAGGGGCCTCGCCCAAGAGAACGGTATGGGTATATCCGGAGGCCGTGACCAGTCGCCTTTCCATCCTGTCGATCACATCAGCCACACCCGTCAGCGGTGTTTGCTTTCTTTCGTAATCCTCTTCGGCATCAATCATGATGCTGTTTACAACGGACTTGGCGAGATCCATCAGGTTCAGGCGCTCTTGCAGAAGGTTCTTGCCGCCCTTCATCGACATCAGGCGCTGCATGTCCTTGACCTTGAACACGCCGACCGCCATCTCAGTCATCAGGGTTGCAACGCCATCCTGGGTCTGTGAATAATTCGAGAGCGGCCCCCGGAAGGTTGCCAGCACAGAGTTCGACCAGAACCCATTCTGAATAAAGAGCTGCCTGGGGAGGGTGGCGCCATCGAAGCGAATGATCCGACTATGATGGATCATCGTGATGCCCGCGCCCTTCATCGAGAAGCGGGGTTGCATCTGATAGATCAGGGGCATCCCCATGTTCTTCGATCGGGGGTCCTCATCAATCATGTGCCAGATCAGCTCATGCCGATTCAGAACAGTGGCGAAGTCAAAGCGTCGTATCCGATTCGTATTGAGGGGCGACCAGGGGTTGGGCGCTCCATCGTCGATCCCGAGCACAACACCCGAGCCACCATAGAGGCGAGCCCAGCTCAGAGCTTTCTGGAAAGTCGCTTTCCAATTCATCTCCTGCTCAAGGTAGGTCACGAAGTTTCTGATCTCCTCCTCATCCCATGAGGGGATCTTGAGCTTGAATCCCTCGCGCACCATGTCTTTGGGCAGCATGTCCACAACCTTCGCCGCGATGTCGTCGCCAGCATAAGTCTGTTCGGCTTCGGCCTCAGACATAAGGTAGGCTTGTGCTTCAGCGCCGAGACGCTTGTCCTTTCCAAGCACATTAAGATTGGTCAACGTGTTGACCCAATCATCAAGACGAACCGTGATCTGTTGTTTCAGGGTATCAAGCATAACGGGTCCTACTCCTTTCCCAAGAGGGCTCGCAAGTAATGGTTCTCGCCTTCGGATAATTTTTCCAATGCCTGAGTGGCAGCATCCACTTGATCGTCATTGTCTGCAAGCGGGAAGTTGCTGAACTCTTCTATGAACTTGTCAATGGGGAACAGGGCAATACTTTCATCGGGAAGCCAGACATTGCCAGCCTCGATCTGAGGCGACACGGAATGAACACGCGCGACCTTGGAACCATCCGGCTCGACTGGAATAAGGCCGCTGACTTTCTTCTTTAGCAGTTGGAGGATGGGCGTTCCATTCGCCTTGTCCTCGATGTAGACCGCATCGCAATCGGGATACTTCACCTTCATGTTAACAAGTTCTTTGCATGTTCGGATAATGTCCATGTGATCTCTGCGTTGATCCACAAGATACTTGTCAACACCCTTGCGACCCCAGACCTGGATGACCACATAGTCACTCGTCTCGAAGTCTTTGAATGCTGCATCGCAGGAGATGATCATCTCTTCAAAGTCATGAGGAAGGACACGATACCGCCGCCACCATTTGGGATCGACTATGTTGCCGGTCGCCGATCTTGGTCGTTGCTGCCAGAGCGCGGCAAAGATATAAGAGCCTACATCCTTCTTGATCCTTGATAGCTTCGCGGCGTCCCCTTTGACTTCTGGCCAAAGGGCCTCGCCCATCTTTCTCGGATCGTCGGGGTGCAGCTCATCCATTGATTCAACGATCGCAGGGAAATTAAGCAGCTCCCATTGGGTTGCATCATGATCCTCCAGCGCCCGCTTGAGAAGGTAGCCGGACAGATCGCCCTCATGCCATCGGGTCTGGACGATCACGACATTGGCATTGAGAGACAGACGCGACTCGATCACAGAGC